AAAACTCGGAAGATTTCTTTGTTACATCTCCAAGAATATTACAAATAGTTTTTTGTAATAGTTTCAAATGGTCGGCTCCTTTTAATACATCCGATGTTTTTCCAGCTTCAAAAGCAGAACCTTCGTGAACCATCACGGTTGAATTTTTAGTCATCGTTCTTTTACCAGTTCCACAAGCAAGCAAGACTGCGGCCGCCGACATACACGCTCCAAGGCAGTGAGTGTTAACTTTAACTGGTAGACTTCTTATGTAATCTATCATACCTAGCATAGTATATACATCTCCACCGTATGAGCTTATAATCATATTCAAATTCTTTTTTGGGTCTTCTTGATGTCTTAATAGATTATCTATTTTTGTAACAATTGTGTAAAGATTGTCCATATCAAAATCATAAGCCATATAAACTGTATTAGTTTCAGTATTTACACCCCACTCTAATTCTTTCATTAGAATAGTGTGTTTGATATTTCTTTCTTCAAGATTAGTCATTTTAAACTCCTATTGTAAACTAAATGGTAATTCTTTCCACATCTTTGGCTCTATGCCATATTTCTGTAGAACTTCTCTAATTTCATACATTCCTTGTTCTGTTAATATAAGTGTTTCTACAGCATTACTTACTTCTGATATAGAACACTCATAATGTTTGGTCATAATTTCAATAAACCATTTTGGTAAATTCATATCGTTCTTTCCTTTTACGTATCTTAAAAATTGTTTTCCTTTTGGTAAAACATCACAATATATTTTGTAATGTTCTCTTGGTGTTAAGACATCCCAATATTTCTGAACATCATTAACGAAATCAACCCATTCCATCTTCATTGATAGAAAACGATTGACCATATAATCCGAATATGTTTTTTTATCCTCTGTTGAAAGAGTATCCCAATAATCTGGGTTCTGATATTGCGTTACAGCATTTAAATGGTCGAATAGACCCTTTTTCTTAATTGTCTGTTTCTTCTTCTTTGACACTTAGACCACTACTCTCTAAAAGTTGTTTTGGTACTTGACCACAATTACCACAACTATAAACTTGAACTGGAACCAAACCAGCTTGTCCTGTTGGTGAGACGATAGCTGATATTTTCTTAATAACAAATGATGTTATAAATAAATAGTTTCCACAATTGTCACATTTCATAGTTTCTTGGTCTTCAAGATTAATTTTTACTTCATTTTTTGGTGCACCTGGAAAAGGTTTCATTGGTTTTGTACTCATTCTATTTCTCCTATACTAACTGTTGCGACTCCATGTTTTTGTACAACCAATGTCGTACACTTTTGAGCTAATTCAATACCTCGTTCTATATTTCCTGTTTGTAAGTAACCACGAACCAATCCTGCTAAAAAAGTATCACCAGCTCCACTAACATCTCTAACTGGTACTGAATCTACTGGAAACTCTATGTCATTCCATCTACATCCCTTACTACCCAAGGTAACAATAAGTTTGTCTTCAAATCCTTCATCTGATAATAACTCGTGGTTTTTCTTATACTCTAATTCATTTATTTTTATAAAGTCTGCATTTTCAATCCAAGTACCAAGTTTCTTTTTTGTATCTACAAATACGTTTTTATTATTATCACAAATCCACTTGATGTCATCTTCATGTAAAAAACCTTTACAATAATCTGATATAATAATAGCGTCAACTTCAACTTTACCACTCATTGATATGTAACATTCGTTATTCTGAATTGTTGATAGTAGTATATCATCTATTCTATCACAATAATCGTGTTCATCAACTCTTAGAACCATTTGACCACTACGATTGTCCACATATCTTTTTTTAACAATACTATTTTTATTGGTGATTGTATGAATACCCATATCTAACGATTCAACATTATTTGAAACATTTCTAGCCATACCATCATTTGATTCTTCACGTGTTGGTACAAATACTGGGATAGGAGCTTCTGGACTTATTCTCTCAATGTCACCATAAATAAAAACATCTTTACAACTATCTCCGACTACTAAGATTTTTTTCATTTTACTACTCCCAACAATTCTATTATCATAGACATGGCATTTATTTCTTTATCAACAACAATAGCATCAGATTGTTGATATTTGGCTAAAGTCAAGATACATTGAGCTACATGACCTTTACCCCAATCATCTACCTCATCATATAATAATCTAAACAACTCTGAATAATCTTTTACCTCACTATCCAATAACAATTGTCTTATATTCTTGAACGCATTTCTTTTATCTTGGTTCTTCAAGATATCAAGTACTTTCATCTTATAATCATTCTGAATAATACTTGTCTTATCCAATTCAAGATTACCATCAACAGATTGTCTTTGTGCAGAATTTAGAACTCTACGAATATCTGGATAACAACTATTGATAATAAAAGCTATATCTTCATTCTTATAACCAACTTTTTCATTATCGAGTATTTTACCAAGATGTATAGCTACCTCTTTTTTTGATGGTGGTGTTAGATTATACGCCTGACATCTACTTTGTATTGGGTCTATAATACGTTCAACAAAATTACAAGTCAAGATAAATCTACAATGATTAGAATATGTTTCCATTATATTACGAAGAGCCGCTTGACTTGTTGGTGTGATATAATCAACCTCATCAAGTATAACGATTTTCATATTAGCGAAACCAAGAGAACCAGCGAAAGGTCTGATTTTATCTATGACCTCGACTCTTCTTTCATCAGATGCATTAATGTATAGATATTCACAATCAATGTTCTTAACAAGTAATTTAGCGAGAGTGGTCTTACCTGTACCAGCCTTCCCATATAGTAAAAGATGTGGTAAGTCTCCACTCTCTATAGCGTCTTCAATCTTAGTCTTTAGGTGTTTATTACCTATGTAAGATTCGAGACTTGTAGGCCGATACTTTTCTACCCATAGAGTGTTTTTATCATTTGTAACTAACATTCAAATTATATAGCTGTACGTGATTGTAAAAAGTAAACTGCTGAATAATCATCAATGTTGAAAGACAACTTTACAAGTGGTCTATCTCCACCAACCATTTCAAAAGTACCAGTTTCACATTCTTTATTTACGTTCAATATTTCAGACATAACGTCACTATTGAAATAAAATTTATCAACATCAGCATACTTTGTTGTTGTGACTGGTATTTCCAATCTATTAGAATGTGTTGTTCTCCAACCAATACAAACCGAAGTATTACCATCTTCAGTTAATACTGTAAAGGTATCTATTTCATCCCCAAGTGCTGATTTACCACTTGTAAATTTTTGGATGAAGTTAGAATCCATTGTAAAAGATACTTCCCACTCTTGTTGAAAAAGAGTCTTCAATATCTCATCACTAGCTTTAGGTACGACACTTGTGTCGTGTAACATATACTTTGCTTTATTACCAAAATCATCTTTACAATTTACCTCAACCGCTTTCTTCTCACCATCTCTATCAATGTTAGTAACATCAAAAGATATTTCTGAACCAAGTGATTGTAATAAATTACTTAACTTTGAAATATCACCAACACCAATAGTAGCTTCTTGCATCGGTGACTTCTCCATTTTCAAAACAACCAAACAATCTTTATTATCTGTTGCTACAGCAGAATGGGTATTACCATTATGTGTTGTTATTTGTGTTTGTGTTATTTTGTTTCCAAGACGTATCTTGTCAAGATAGCGAGTAAGTTTCGCTTTTTCCATAACCATTTTCTCCTATTATTATATGAGTTATATATACATATATATGACTCGTTCAAAACCATCAATTTATTTTTAATAAATCCTTAAATTTTTTCAATTGTTCTTGGTTGAACCAACCATTAAAATAATTACCACCAATATTCAGTATTGGATAGGTCAATGTATTAGATTTTGTTTTCTTGTAAAGTTTTTCTTCTAATTTTTTGTTCTCAAAAACTCTAACTTCCATAAAATTTACACCATTGTTTTTTAACCAAGTTTTAGCTTCTTTACAATACGGACATTTAGGAATTGTGTACAATACTAAAACCATGCGTTTTCATTCTTTACTTGTGGTTCATCCCAATCTAAAGCACCATAAAACATATTTAGTTTTTTGGTCAACGCTTGTTCATACATTTTATCATAGTCAATATATTGTTTTATAAAATCCATTATCTCTTTTGGGTCTTCATAACCCTTGTAAGCAACTACGTCCAACTTCAAAGGATTGTCTTTTAGATACACCCATCTGATTTTAGAATCACTAACAATTGGTTCATAACTTTTTTTCTTGAAATACTTCAACAAATCATTATAGTATATTGAAGACTTAACGTGAACTGGTGTACCAGTCATAATAGCTGTTTTTGCACCAACGTTACTGAATCCATCATCTTTTTTTGGTGTGTATTTTTCTATATTTTTTACACCAACTGGATTTGCTATATCATCTACACTCAATTGTGTTATCTTAGATTTGAAATCTAATATTCGTTCATCAACTTTATCCTTTGGAACATAGTTTAATATATCATCGAGTACACTCTTTAGTAGATGTTTCATAGCTGGTGGGAAAGTACTTCTAACTGTATCCAAACCTTTTACGTGAACCTTATTTACCTTTACACCATTGTCATTGATAATTCTCATCCCATATCTTTTCTTAACAACGAAGAAACCAGCTCTTGCTATAATCTCTTGTTTGATTTCAAATCTATGTTTGACAATATTACAAAACTTTTTAGCAAAGTAATCGTAAGACTTATTCATATAACCTTGAACTTCTGTGGCTATCTCTGAAATCTTTTGTGTTTTCATAACATCAGAAAGTTCTTGGTTTGGAAATCTTTTTCCAAGAAGTGGTACGGCTGAATAAAATACCGAATCAGTATCAATGTAGATACAATAGTCTTTATCATCTTCAAGTTCTTTATTATAGAAATGATTACCAATCTTCTTTGTAAATTTAATCAATGATTGACCAGTCAATGTTGTTGCTTCGGCGTTATCTAAATCATAGAATCTAAAAACCGACAAACCCAATACACCATACAATGAATTTAAAACAACTTTCTGAATGTATTGTTTTCTATTGAAGTATTGATACTTCTCATCATCACCTTCGTCAGCAAACTTTTTAGCTAGTTTTCTAAACTCTACCCTTGTATCAAACCATTGTTCCAACAAAGCTGGAATCAAACCTTTTTTATCTGTTTTATATATGATACCATTTGATGATATAGAAACTTGATTGTCATTAAAATATTTTTCTAATTCTTCGTGTGTAACTTTACCTTGTTCTTTACCACCCATTTTTACTGTATAGGTTTTTGGTACTTTTTTTACATACTCTTCTGGATTCCAACCAACTATCTCACCTATCTTAGTTTCTGGTGATATATTCAACGACATAATAATTGATGGATACATTGATGTAATATCCAAATCGTAAATCCATTCGTGTCTACCTTTTTGTGGGTCTTGTACATAAGCACCAGAGAACTTGTTCTCTTCAAATAAATCTTTTCTACCATCTTTCTTTTTATTTGGTGCAACAATACCAAGTTTTTTCAGATAAACTAATACAGCTCCTTCAAGATATCTCGAAGACCACTCTACTTCTTCATATGGTACGTGACCAACATGAGCAATACCACGACATACATCAATGAAATCTAACTTGTCATTTAACATCTTAACAAGTCTAACGTCATGTACGTTATATTCTACAAACTTATCTAAGTCATTGTCATACAAGTCATTTAATGTTCCTTCATACTCAACTTTTTTCTCACCAAGTTCATCTTCTGCTATAGCATCTAATCTATAAGATGTCTTTTGGGTATATGTAAAATTTTTGTATAGTGATAAATAATCTAATTGAGATAGTCCAGCTATTTTGTATCTATTTTGATACTCACTCCAATTAACTCTTCTGATTGGAGACAAACAATCTGCTATTTCAGAACCAAGTACATTTGTAGCTCTATTGTAAAGGTATGGTATATCAAACCTTAGAGTATTCCAACCAGTTAATATTGTAGGTCTTAATTGAAGAAACAATGCGTAAAATCTATTTAGTAACTCACCTTCTTCTTGAAAAGCTTCTATCTCAACATCATCTTTTGTTTCAAGAGTTAGTCTATTCTCTGGGTCAAGTACGAGACAAAAATATTTATTTACTTCACTATCGTAGTAAGCTATTGAAGTTATTTTGTTCTCTGCTTTTTGAACATCTGGAAATCCTTGTGTAACCTCAACCTCGATATCAATAATACCAATTCTTATGTTTGTGGATATATCATCTGAATCTGTATACATATCAACAAGTGTTCTTGTTTCTGGATTTACATCAGACTCCCAAAGATTTTTGGTATTCTTATCCCACTTATATATCTTCTTTAGTTTATCTCCGTAAAGAGATACATAAGTTCCATAATTATCTTTTACGTAAGCGTATTTTTTATATGGTAGAACGAGATAACCTTTTTCGTCATCCCAAATGTGTATCTTATTTTTGAAGTTATCATAAAATATATTCTGATACATTAGAACCAACTATCATCTTTGTTAATTGTTTTGAACTTTGGGTCTACTTTTGATTCACCAAACGTTTCACCAGAATCATCAACGAGTTTTTGTATTTCATCTCGTTTATCATCTGGAACAAATAACCTTGTATACTCATAATTTGGGTCGTCTTTTATTCCTTTGGATAAACACCAAAGTCTTATCTTCTCCCAAGTATTACTCAGATACAAATTAGGATGACTATTGTATAATAGATTTTTCTTGAAACCATTATCTTTTAGAATGTGATACAACCACTCTATACCAGCACTTGGTGTTTTCACAGTACGTTTCTTTTTACCATCACAAGCTTCAATCAAATCGTTAATTAAATTTTCTTTAAATCTTTCATCGTGTGGTGGTAAATCCCATTGAAAATCCTTTGGTGTGTTTTCTAATAATTCAAGAAAAGATTTTTTATCTGTAAAATATAGTGGATAGTCTTTACCTAAAACGTGTTCTTGTGTTGGATGTTTAAATGTTAAACTTGGTCTATTTGCTTTTATAGCATCTTGTACTGATAAATTCCAAGTCATATAATCATTTACAATACAAATAGAAGCATAACAATTATCTATCAAGTATCTATATTGACCACCACTTGGTAAGTTTTGAACTTTCATCCAATCTGGTGCTGGTTTACCTGCTTTAGGTTTTCTAGCATCATCATCAGTAATCCAAACTAACCACTCATCTCTGTCAAGGTCTTTCGTCCACTCTATAAGTTTTTTTATACCAGTAGATTGATTCCATCTATGGTTGAACACCAATATTTTTTTGTCTGGTAATGGAAATGGTTCTGGGTCAGGTAAGTCACCTACACCAAGTGGAAAGTAATTAATTTTTTCTTTCATCACATTGTCATCAACACCTTGTGCTGTATGTGGCATCTTATCCCAATTAGATTTCATATAGTCCAAACTAACTGGACAATGAAAATAAGATTTTGTAGATAAATCAATAGCTTCTAATTGTCTGAAGAAACCAACTGGATAACCACCAGTAGGTCTACTCTTTTCACAATCAACCCAATGAAAAAAATTGTAACTATCTACAGTCATTCCATACCTATCGGTCAAGATTGCGTTATAAACATTGTACAATAATTCTGGTTGATGATTAAAGATAAAGTCAACATCAAGTTTTTGAAAGTCAACTTTTTTCAATAGAGCTTTACTATCGAAGAAACCACGATTAAATAATACACTACCAGCATATGGAAACTTTATCATTGTGACATTATCTCCAAGATGTGGGATTGTATTATTTGGTGGAACTAAAACATAGTGATGACACATAGGTAACCACTTTATAGTTTTAACCATTACTTTATAATTGGAATCTGCTTGATGCATGAATTTGGTTGAACGCCATCTTACAGGTGACATCACGTGTAAGACTCTTCTACCATATAACTTGTGATTTATCATTTAATAACCTTATTTTATAGAAATAAATAGTCACCCCAAAATCTAAAGGGTCAATATTTTTTTTCTGTTTATCACATTATTGATTACTTGATTACTTGGTAAAATGGGGGGATATAATCCCCCCAAATTGAACCATTTTAGAAATTAACAGTAAGTCCTAAATTAAAACTTCTTGGTGTTCCAAGAAATACTTCAGCGTTATGAGCTAAGTGCATCTTATCACCATACCCATTGTACTTACTATTGTCTGTTGCATCTTGAACATAAACATCATCAAGTGCGTTAAATAAATGACCATGTAAGGTCATATCAAGTCCTGCTATTTGAGGTAACTTATAAGCTAAGTGTAGGTCTAACTTACCATAAG